CTTTAATGCTATATATGTCCCGCCTTCTAAATCTTTGTTCATCATGAACGCTGGACTAGCACTTACTGCGCCTAATGCACGATCACCATATTTAGCAGCAGTAACTTCTTTATCGCCGCCTACTGCAACAACTGTGCCTACGTCGTACTCGGCATCTGCAAGATATTTTTCTGCCAAGTCAGCAAATCTAGCTGCCGTAGCAGTACCTTGAAATAAATTGGCGTAAACATCACCGCTAGCATCACGAGCAACTATTGAGTTAGCTGTACTGGCATTGCCAACCGCCGATCGATACCCTCCGTTAAAAAACAAAGTGGTCGATTGAGTTGCTACACCATCAAACGATGCTGCATATACCGTTGCATATTTGTATGTATTTGACCCAATATTAGAAACAGCAGTCGTTCCTGGTAAAATATCATTTGCCACTAGTGTTAATGGAGTCTTTATACCCGAGCTAGTAGTTTGAAACTTAATTGTATTGCTAAGAACATTTCTAATAACTGGTGTAATCCCGTCAACATCAATGAATACTGCTAGATCATCACTGTCCCCTAGTGTAAATCCTATGTCATCAAATCCGCCATAGTCTGCAACTTTAAGATATGCTGAATCGGGCAACCCGGCAAGTTTTAAAGAATTGCTTGCAGTGCCCCAATATCTATGATCGGAAGTAGTTATTCCGTCTGATCCAGTGTTTACAAGAGTTAACCCTTTCTTGATCACACTAAATCCAGTTATAGGATTTAATGCTCCATCTAACGTAAATTCATCAGACGAGATAATATGAACAGTGGCATCATCTACGATGGCTTCAATAATCGCATGGGCTCCGCCTATGGTATCTGACACTGTTCTAGAACGTAAGAGTGTAGTTCCTTGACCTAATGCTGCTTCTGGACCAATTAGTACGTATTCTGAACCGTTCCATGCATACAGCTGATCTGTGCTTGTTTTAAACCAAAAATCACCAGTAGATAATGCTGTTGTAGGCTCGCTTGCACCAACCTCAGCGCCGCCTGTTGTTCTCCAAGCATTGTTTTTATCACGGAATTTTAACTTATTAAGATTGCTGTCAAACCAAATTTGTCCGCTTATAGGGCGAGGGGGCTCTGTTGTTCCTGAAAAATTTTCTAGTAGGTTTACAAAATTTTCATTTTGTACTTCTCCGTAACCGGCATAGTTTTTTCCGATAAGTTTAATATCGAGCGTACTATCAATGGTCCCGTCTTCAACAACGGTTAGTAACGTATTATTATATCTATTAATGCTGTATGGCATGCAAGCAACCCCTTAACTCGTTGTATTTAGCTGTATTATAATCATGTTATTGTTGGGCCGCTAATAGTCGAAACATATGTCCACACGCCCGTAATAAGGTTAATTTCAAATAATTTTGTAGTTCTTTCAACAGTCACTGTTGAATTTCCTAGATTTAAAGTAACTGCAATATCTTCTAAAACTGGCTGATTTTCTGAACCGGCTGCTTTATTAACTGCCACATAAGTCTTAACAATAGCTCCGCTAGTACTAGGATATGTGCTAGCGGTTAACACTGTTGATGCATAGGTAGCTATTTGTCGCGTACAGTGTATTCTAGCCTGTGTGCCTAAAACGTAATTAGCAACTGGGGCAATTTCTTCTAGATAGTTTGATATCTGAATATTAGTTAACCCCGTTACATCCATACTAAGTGCAAGAGATTTTGCATTTACAGTATTATCAACATAGGTTTTATTGGCTGCATCAGTTCCGGTAGTAGGAGTAGCAAGTCCAGTAATTTTAGGGCTTCCTACTAAAACAACGTTTCCTGCGCCGTTTGGTTCTATTTCAATATCACCATTGTTGTTAGTTGATTGTATTCTGTTAGAATTTAAATATAAGTTATCAACTGTTATTTCTGTTTGTGCGCCAAACGTTGTAATTCCAGGAGCACTGGTAATTCCACTGCCTAATGCACTACCCGAAATAACCGTGACTCCATTAATTTGTAATGTTTTACCCAGTGCAAGATTAATAGATTCAGAAATATTAAGTCTATTATTAGACTGATTATACACAATTGTTTTATCAGTAGATCCCTTAATAGTTATTCCACCGCCGTCGGCTGTAACATCTGTAGGAGCAGCAACATTTGCTATAACAATGTTCTTGTCTTCAATAACTAAGTTAGTACTTTCGATACTAGAAGTTACCCCTTCAACTGTGAGATTACCTGTAATTCTTGCATCTCCATTTATATCAAACGTGTATGCAGGATTATCATTAAAGATGCCAACACGTTCAGTAGTTGCTCTTACTGTAATTGCATCCCTTGTTCCGCTGGCATTTTTAATTTTAATTTGATAATTTTGTCCGGCGTTATTGCTAGTTATTGCCAGTGCAGTTGTAGTAGCTGTTACTTCATAGTTTTGATTAGCACCTAGAATTAACGGTGTTGAGTTTTGAATTCTAATTTGCCCAGTTGTAGTAGCATTAGCGGTTGTACTCATAAAACTATTAGAAGTATATAAATTTCCTAAAGTGTCAACTAGCGCATCGGCTTTACTAGAAGTTACATTAAATTTCATTCCCGCAAGTGTGCTTGCATTAAATCCTGGTTTAATTGTTCCTGAAAAATTAGTAATTGTAGCCTTAGGTGTAAATTCTATAGTGTTCCTACTGAATATTCCTAATAATATACCATTAACCCATAGGTTTAATATAGTTTTTTCTGAGTTGTTAGAATCAATAATTGTTTCAACTTCGAATCCGGAAATATCCTGGCTTGCTTTGTATATAGGGCCTGCTAATACTCTGTCAGTTCCGTCATAAAAATACAATTGATTTTCTGAACTGTCAATCCATAGATCTCCTTGCACTAGGTTAGATGGTACTGCGCCCGATACTATGGGGCCGCTGCCTTGTCTAAACCCTGCACCATCATAAACTTTTAATCTGTTTTGACTAGTGTCATACCATAATTGGCCGGCAATTGGATTGTTTGGGGAACTAGTGGCTGCAAAGTTTTCTAGCAGCTTTATAAAATTTTCATTAATAAATTCGCCGAACCCAGATACATTTTTACCTATCAATGTAAGGTCAGTGGCCGTTTGGTCAACAGTACTATCTACAATTTCAGTTAATAAAGAACCGTCAGTTTTGTTTATTTTATATGCCATTATAGAATCCTACCAGTAAAAATAATATAGTTAATTGTTAGATATGGGTTCATTACATTTAATGGTACATCAGTTGATGTTGCTCCTAAAATTCCGCCACTGTTAGGTAAAAATTTTGCGTTGCCACTAATGCTTCCGCCATTTGTTGTATGGTCTACTGCATCAATGTCAGGAATAATTTCAGAACTTGTGTTATCTCTAATAGCATAGAACTGTGTACCAGCAGTACCTTTCATATCGTGTTGATGTTCTGGAAGATTACTAGTAGCAATAGCACGTTCTTCAACACCGTTGCCTTCGCCAATTGTATCAGCTGTAACATCAGTCACTCGATTTGCAGTTAAGCTAGAGTTATCATCTACGTCTACTGTAGTCGGACCTGAGGTTGCACCGGTTGGTAATAATGGAACTTCTATTCCATTATTCATGTTATCAGCACCTAAAGGAAATCTACCCCTCAAATCAGGTAGACCAAAAGTAGCAACTCCTACTAGATTACCTACTGCTTTGTAAGTATAGTTAATAACAGCATATAATTCTGGATAATCACTAATTAATACTTCAGCGCCATCGCATAACAAGTATCCATTTGGCACTGCAGTTTCTGGGCCTGCAAATGGAAATATTGCTGCTGTAGGAACTGTAGCGACCTGTGCTAAAAATGTAGTTTTTGTTATTTTTCTTAGACCAACACTGGGTCTATTAATAAGAATTTGATCAGATGCTAACGAATCAGCGGCTGTGGTTTTATTACTAATAAAGTCTGCACTAAGTTCTGTAATAAATGTAGCAACACCACTAGGTTGCTGTCCTGTAAAACTAATAGCATTAGTACTAGCAACGTCACCAGTAATGCTAAACACAGTAGGACTTGTTAATCTTGACGCTGTACCAGTAACAGATCCAGCAAAACTTCCTGTAAACGTTCCTACAAATTGTGTTGAATTGTCGTCATTGCCCACAGTGTCAGCGTAAATTCGGTTAAACGATTTTGTAGAGTTACCTAAATCATACGCACTGTCTGTTTTAGGAATAATGTTGTTTGAGTCAATTGTACCAGTAACGTCAATGCCCTGTCCCACAAACAAACTTTTAGTTACACTTGCGCCGCCAACAGTTTTAATACTGCCGGTTAGTAGGTCAGTTGCGTTTGTTGTTGATGTTACTATTAATCCGTCACTTACTACAATTTTTCCAGTTACATCTAATGCTTCAGTAGGGTTAGTCTTATTAACACCTATATTAGTATTAGTAACAGTTATAACTTTTTCAACATCACCAGATTGTGTTTTTAATTTAACAAATAAACTTTTTCCAGCAGTGC